TTTCCGGAAGATGATAAATGTCCAATCTGGTATGAAATATCCGATGTAAGCCCGCTATAAAAACACCCTGCAGCTACACCTGGATAAACATACCTGTGTATAGTGTGTACTGCGAACTGACCGTTACCATTGAAGTTACAGTTGAATGCAAGCGCCTTTTTATCCCAGTCATTAAAAAGGCTTCCGTATCCTGACAGACCTGTATCGTCAAAGATTATCCCCACGCTTCCCCCTGAAGCGTTAAATCGATATCTCGATTTAAGTCCAGAAGCTCCAGCTACTGGAAGCCCTCCGAGGTTAGAAAGAGCACCTTCGCTTGTTGTCGAACCGGTACCGCCCTGTGCTACAGATAGCGCTGTAGTGAGTCCGCTGAGAGAGGTGATGTCGCTGTTTGCACCTTTTTCCGCCTTTCCTGAAAGTGATGTCGTAATGCTCCTCCAGGCTGGTCCCGTCCATGTCGTCCCATCCGGCAGAGTTACCGTTACATTTCCGGTTCCGGAAAAAATGCTTTGCCAGTTCTGTTTGTCGTAATTCAGTCCACGCAGCGCTTCAGCACTTTGCGCCACCAGCGCGGCAGTTACCATGTTCAGCGCCACACGGGGAACAGCTGACCAGGCTGCACCGGCCTGAGTAGGCCCGGTAAAGTTACTAACCAGAGTCACCTGGGTATTACCGTCAACCGATTTAACGGGCAGCGTATAATCAACGCCACCCACAGTGGAAACAATAAAGTCACCTGCGGCAAGTTCGGTAGTAAAAGAGGTTCCGGAACCGCCAACAACAGCGGACCCGTTTGTCAGGGTGATAGTTCCTACAGACATATGCGCTCCTTTCGGGCAATAAAAAACCCCGCCGGGGCGAGGTTTATTCAAAAATGTTTGAGTTAATGGCAGGTGGTACTACTGAACGTGTTTGCGCTGACCCATGACCAGTTAAATGGGTAACCGGCGCGGTACTGGGTCTGGTTACTTTGCTTACGCACACCGTAAATCTGGACGATGTTTTCCTGTCCGCCGATCAGGGCCGTTCCGGTACATATGGGTTGCTGCTTCTGAAGAACGCCAGCGCAACCGGAGAGCAATACAGCCACCGCCAGGCAAAGAATCATGTTTTTCATAGTGGTTATATCCCAGGGTATTAACGAAGCTAAACAATATCAAGATGAATCAAGGGGATATAATTGATTTTGTAGATCAATTTCATAAGATTGATCGCTGAAAACGATCAATCGTAGTTGGCGCAGTTGATGGCCATTATCACGTTTCTCAGATTTGAATACGCGACGTTCTGAAGGTTTCCGCTGGGCGTTGTTTGTGGTCTGGCGAATATTCGCGTGTTGCCTCCCTCAAGTTTCGCCATGCTCTTGTATATCGCCGAGTAGGGCTGCGGCTGGCCGCCAGCCGATATCACTCCAGTAATCAAACCCAGCATGGCAGGCATACAGGCCCATTTCCCCGCCAGCGTGGTATTGATGTTATAGCCTGAACTTGCATCTACTCCGGCAGTACCGATGGTTACCACATCACTGAGTGTGCGCGTTTCGTTTGTCAAAATAAGCGTCCCTGACGCATCCCAGACGGCCAGCCCGTAGTCTGGCTTTGTCTGTGGGAAAATAGAGAAAAAATAAACATACGCTGTGCCGGTTGCATTTGGTCTGAGGAAATCAATAGTGATGGTGTTCCCGCTTATCGTCTGGGTGATTTCCACCTCAACCGTGCAATGAACAAAGGCGACAACGGGCTGACCTGAGGGAAATGTGTGCGTCACTTTGGTATTGAAACCCGATGTCCCCTGTAGTTCTGCTGTCTTCCGTGCCTGCAACGAAATAGGCGAACTGTTAGCGGTGACCCATACTTCTCCGGCCGTCGTCGTCAGTAAAACGCCATACTGCGCCATTTATGCTCTCTCTATCTGGAAAATGATATACGCCGCGGCCGCAGGCTCAGTCCCTGCAGAATAGTCGGTATCGCCTACTGCCGATACCGTTGCGGTCCCACCTGAAATAGTGATCTTCCTCCGGCTTGTTCCCCACTGATCGCCGTTCATGATCTGAAAATAAGTAAGCTTACACCCCGGTGGAAGCACTACGGAGTAAGAGCCTGTTTTTTCATTCTGGGCCAACTGTAGGTAGCCGCTTACACTGACAGGCTTAATTCCATAGTTGTTCACCCTGCCTGAGGCGTCCCAGGTTTCAACACCGTACTGAGCCATCGCTGTTCATCCTAAAAAAAGGCCCCACCTGAGGCCCAATGTTTACCATGTTCCCGTGATTCTCCCGATCTGCACCCTCAACACATTGTTGGCGTCACGCACACTGATTGTCTGGTTTGTCTGTTTCATGGCTCCCTCTCCAGCTGTCGAACCGTAGTTCTCAAATGTTCCTGATTTATCCAGCCTCCATCCGACAGACCCTGCAACATAATTGTTGGACTGGATAAAGTTACCGATTTTGGCATTGGTGATCGTGCCATCCTGAATAAACGCTGAGCTGATAAAGACCTGTCCATTAACCACAGCGAACGGCGAATACTGGGTATCGCCACTGCCACTCATCAGCACGAACTGGTTAGCGTTGAAACCTACTCGGGTAACAATCGGCTGCCCTGCCTGCGCCAGAACGGCAATCGACATCCCGGCGTTATACATGATGCCGTTTATCCTCACGCCTGTTTTGAGGGTGTAGATAGCCGAAGCGCCAGAGGCATCAACGACGGCGGTAAGTTTGTCCTCCAGTGCTGCAGTAACATCATCAATCTGCGCCTGCACCTGCGTTGACAGTTCGGCCATTGCATTATCAACTTCAGCAATCGTCGTTTTAACCACCAGAATATCGGCACGCACTTCTCCGTATTGTGCCCACTGGTGCTCAACAGTTCCGTGGTTCGCCAGGGCGTTCTGTAGAATTCCCTCAATGTTGGTATCGATGTCACCGGTGAGGCGTTCCCCGTCGGCAGAGGTTAGGAAATCGTCTGCGATATCTCCAAGATAATCATCGGCGTTATCGTTAGACATCCCCCTGATCCAGTCGGTATACCCAGACTCGTTACCCGTTCTGTCGACCAGCTGCGCGCGGTACCAGAATTCCTGCCCTGCTTTAAGGCCGAGCTGGGTGTATTCCGCAGATGGATAAGGCACGTCTGAGAGCAAGAGTGGATCTGAAAAGTCACTGTTGGCAGTGTACTGAATTTCCGTTTTTAGCGTATCGCCGGTGTTTGCCGGGAAACCCCAGTTAAGACGAATCCCCCAGTTAATGCCCGTGGCTGTGAATCCTACTGGCTTAGGCGGATTACCTACTTTGCCGGTCAGTGTCTTCTCTTCTGAATATCCCCATCCTGAGGAAATTTCAGCGGCATTAATTGCGCGCACGCGCACCAGGTAGCGCCCGGCATAAATCCCCGGGACATCGAATGACGTGGTGGAGCTGCGCGGCTCGTTAACCCAGTTCCCGTCGTTGCGGCGCCATTGCGCTTCATAGGCGATAGCGTTCTGCGCCTGGTCCCAGCTCACGCGCATGGTCTCAACGCTGATATTTTGTTGCACCACGGAAAACGAGCTGATCACTATGTTCGAAGGTGGCGACTGGTTACCCGGCGGGATCACACTCACCGGCCGCTGGTCAATGATGGCTCCGGTATCAATACGGTCATATTTATCCGGGTCGTGCCATGCGGCGGTAATCGAGAAGGTGCCATCATCGTTATCAGAAACGCTGACAACACGATACTGCTGCGCGTAAAGCTCGTCAGATTCAACCACCCAAACAGCTTCGGCCTGTGGCGTCTCACTGTATGCCGTGGTGACTGTGACTGATTCACCGTTCACGGCCTGAATGGTCCTGCTCTGCGATGCTCCGGAAGGTAGGTTGAGAATAAGGCGATCACCTGCAGCTGCATCTGCCACGCGGTCTAGTTTGATAACGCGACCGTTAACGGCGCTGATGCGGCCGCCCATAACCTTTCCGGAAAGCAGCTCGT